TCCACCAGCTACTCCACAGACATTTCCAGGCTCTCAGCCGCCTGATGTAGATTATGGTACTGGTTCATTCCCCACTATGGGTGGCCCAGTTCCTATGTCTCAGGCTGAGCCACTTCAGCCTCCAACTGACTCTGCTGGTACTCCATTACCAGTTCAACCAGCAGGAGGAGAAAGACCTACAACAGGAATACAGGAACTTGTTCCTTTTGAGGATGAAACTCCACATGACTACCAGCGGAGAACTAGACTTCGTTGGTCCTCAGTTCAGGAGATATTCAATCATCCTTACAGACGGCCTGCATCAGAGCGTCCTACTGCACCAGTTCAATCAACTGAACCAGTACAGACTGAGCCAGTTCAGACTGAACCGATGGGTGCATTTGGGCAGACTAGAGACTATCCTACTCGGAATGTCTCACCACAACTAGCTCAGCGAATGAAGGATGAGGGATTCGTAATAGTCTCTCAAGATGCTAATACTACTAAGTTTGGTAGACCAGCAGCTCCATTTGAGGATGTGGAGCAGAATGCTGATGAGACACCCGGAATGGGACATATTCTACCCCATTTCGATAACTTGATGAATCTCATAAGTCAAGCAGATGACTTGAATAGTCTCACTACATCACTGGATAACTCAGTTAGAAACTTCATGTGGGCTCAGGCTAATGAACCTAATAATACGGCTGAAATCGATGCTTATCGGAAGATAATCTACGCACTCAGGGAACGAATCATCCATGTTCGACGAATGGGTGCATTCACCGGAACTGCTCAGCCTAACGTAGAGCAGGGCAACCTAGTTGGGATGGAAGTAGGACCACAGGTAGACCCGAGAGAGTTTGACGCTGACCTACGCGCACTCAGGGAGCGACAGATATTCGCTCAACAGCAGAGACAAGCTGAAGAACGAGCGCGTATGGGTCCAGAACCTACGCAGCAGGCATTTGACTTTGGTGGTCCTCCTAATATGAATGACTTCGGAATACAACGTCATTCAGATGAGGAGTCTGACCCCAATCTGGCTATAATCAGGATACTTAATAGACTAAATCCTCCACGAAGAATACAGTGGAGTGAAAGACCTGAAGCATACCATATGCGTAGAACTGGAGATGAGGCTATACCCAGTCTAGCATTCCAGCCTGATGAGGGAGTAGCTACTAGTAGAAGTTGGGGAGAAAACTTTGCACCTCCATCTGAAGGTGGAACTGCTGGTAGAGAAGTTACCAATCCATCAACCAGACAGATGATTAATCAAGATACTGAAACAGCTCCTGAAGAAGCAATGCGGGAGATTGAATTACATTTTTCAAGTATACTAGATGAGGCTCGTGCTATTTATAATGAACAAGACCCCAAGAGAATAGTCGAGAATTTTGCTCGTACTCAAGCTGAGTATGAAAGAGCACGGGGTGCATATTATGGAGCACGAGATCAATATGGTAGGAATCCCAATGCTCCAGTATCTCCAGAAATCAGTTATAATTTCAATAAAACTGATAGACTCAGGAGCCTGGCTCAAGCTAAGTACGAGCGTACAGCACAACGGATGCTCAATCCTGAAATTAGTCATGAACCTCAGTTTAGTAAGGATTGGGAGGTTGGAGACTTTGAAGGTGCTAAGAAGATTGAAGTAGTCCAACGGGGTAAGGAGAGAACCTGGGATATTCATGCAGATGGTAGACCTGTTCTGGAAGGATTCACTTCCAGAGAGCAGGCACTAGAAGAACTATACAATATTAAGAAAGCAGTCAATGATACTAAGATGACTAAGGATGAGGAAGAATATATTAACAGATTCAAGGAACGTGTAAAGGGGATGACCGATAATCAAATCTACAATGAGATGAGTGATTTGTCACGAGTCACTGACCAAGATAATCCTAGAGTACAACGTCTATTCAGTATCCTCTATGATGAAGATCATAGAAGAATGCAGCCTCCTTCTCAGAAGGAAGTTGCTGAGACTATGGACAAGATGAAGAAGGGACTACGAGAGGCTAGAACATGGGGTGAAACTCACTTCATTCAGCCTGATGGTACCAGACTTCATCATGGAGGTAAGTCTCATAGAGAAGGACTCGATGATATCGGGCTAGACCTTGATACAGTCATGCACATGGGAGTAGTCCGTGTTGCTGAGAACTGGCAGGGTGCAGAAGTACAAGGAACTATCACTCCAACTCAGGCTAATGTAATAGCTAGAGCACTATCTGAGATGGGTCAGGACTCTCTAACCATTGAAATGTCACAGCGTGGTAGAGGTCCATCAAGACACATCACTATTGACAGAGACCACAGTCCCCGTGATATCTATGAACGGGTGAATGCTATCATCCGAGTACTGAAGTCTCGTAGTATTGAGCGCAGTTCCGACGAGTTCCCAACTAAGGGACCAAGAGGACAAATAGCTGATTTCAGTCATCCAACTTCATATCAAGAAGCAATGAACTTAGCTGATGATGCTGAAACGGCAGGTGATATTGAGACAGCAGAGCGGATACGAGCAGAAGCTAATAGAGACCTTGAAACTGACCCTGATACTCTTTTAGAAGAAATAAGTCGAGAGTTCCCTACTGCATTACAGAAGGCTCTAGACCTTCATGGAGAGACAGATTTAGGTAAGATTGCGGAAAATCGTAATCGAATGCTGGAGGAATATGAGGATGTAGCTTCCTTAGCTCATCAAAGTCAGGGCATGAATAGACAGTTCAATACGGAAGCCTCTAAAGCATGGAGACTCTATGCTCTAGCTAGGGCTAAGTATGAGAGGGCAGCCCAGAGAGTAATGAAAGGTGGAATAGAGTTCTCTGCTAATCAACAAGCGGGGCAGCCACAAAATGATGCCACGCTACATAGGCTGTTCCAAGCAGCTATGGCTCCATTTAAGTTCATTGGAAAGGCGGTACGTAATCCAGTATTCTTCGACCCAGGAGATAGACTCACTCCAGATGAACGAAGTCTAATGTTAGACAGTCCTAGCACTCATGCTATGATTCAAATATTTGACCAAATAGTAGATGAGATTCTGCAAACAAGTGAAATGAGTGATTGGGAGGAAAGAGTTCAAGGCGTCGGACTCGTTCTTGACAAGACTAGTCACGGCATTAGAATACGTGACCCCATCACTACGAAGATGTTAATCGGACTCAATCCATACATTGATATCAATCGTCAGATTCCAAGAGATGCAGCATGGGACACCGTAATGACCATGTTGCATGAGGTTGCACACGTAGGCCATGAGCCTATGACGAAGGGTCTTACATGGACTCATGAGGACTTGAATGACCCTCGACTGAGTGGACTTACAATCGCCTACATGAAGCAGATGGATAGATATACCCGTAATCCCGATGCTGGACACGACGCGGATTACTTGAACAGACTAGGAAGGATAATTTCAGCTTATGGCGTACAACGGACCTTCGCTGCCACCGACAGGATACAACGGATCTTCACAGGAGGAAAACTCTCTGGGGGCTACAGTCCAGAGATTACGAGACTTCTACAAGTCTATTCTAGCTCACGGGGGCGTAGAGCTACTACGGAGGACGCTCTCACACCAACGGGAATTAAGTCAGCAAATACCCAATCCGGAGGAGCGGGGCCTGTTCCTGGTAATACTACAGGATCTGGAGTTGGAACTACTTCCCTCTGGAAACGATTCAAGCGTTCCACAGGAATAGGGCAGGGAGTAAGTAGACCCGCTAATAGGAAAAAGGATGAAGTTAGATTCGTAGATGAAGCACTATCATTACCAAGTGCGCTAACTACTACATTCGACTTGTCTGCTCCGGGTAGACAAGGACTATCAATGTTTCTTACTCCACAATTCTGGAAAGCTGCTGCTATGATGTTCCCTGGTGGTTTTAGTGAGGCAGGGTTCAATAAGATTGATGCAGACTTGAGAAGTAAGTGGATGTTTGTTCGTCCTATTGACCCTGTTACAGGTAAGGAAGGTAAGTCATTTGGTGAACAGATTGGAATGAAGCTATTCGCACCTGCGAGTAAGGCTGGTCCACGCGCTGAAGCTACAGCTAGTAGGTGGATTGAAACTGGTGGATTCCTCGGACCTGAGAAACTAGCAGGTATACCCAATGTTCCACGATGGATGTGGGCAAACACGGCAGGTGTTCCTATCAGAATGTCCAATAGGGCATTCATCACTTTCCTTAATCACTTGAATGCTAATCGAACTGAGTTTCTACTCAACCGCGCAAGGGATATGTCACTTGAAGCATTGAATACAGGTAGTGTTAGACAGGGAGTAATGCCCTGGAGAACTAAGATGACTGCGAATGAGGCAAGGGACTTGAATCCCTTCCATAATATGGTACTAGCTAAGGAGATTGCAGACTATGTGAATACTGCTACCGGACACGCACCACTCAAGACTCACCTTCTACCACATAAGGCATTTGAACTCAATCTTGAGAGTTACGGAAGGGGATTAGGGAGAGTCCTATTCTCACCTGGACTGATGGCATCACGAATCAGGATGCTCAATCCTTCCACCTACATCATGGCTACACCTCAGGTAAGGAAGGAATATCTGCGGTCAGCACTTGGAGCCGCCGCTGCATGGTGGGCAGTTGCATTACTAGCGAAGATGGCCGCACCTGATGACGTTGAAATTGGTACGGACATCCTGAATGCAGACTTCGGTAAGATTAAGATTGGTAACACGCGCTTGGACCCCGGTGGTGGATTCCAACAGTTCATCGTAGCTGCGGCGAGAGCAATACAGGGAGGATACACCTCATCATCAACTGGCGAGTATCACACATTCGGTGAGGGATTCCAGGGACCAACTCAGGGTGAGTATGGTCAGAGGTTCATGGCTAACAAACTAAATCCTGTATTCAAGTATGCTTACGACGTAGCATTTGCATCAGAATACAATCCATTCCATGTGGGAGATAGGACGATGCAGATGTTCATCCCACTATTCCTTCAAGATATGTACTCTCTTGGTAAGGAAGATCCGGCACTACTTCCGTTGGGATTCCCTGCACTGTTTGGAATGGGCACGCAGACTTACGAGAAGGGTGAGTCGATAGCAAAGTTCATTCCTAAGCATAGTGACTGGTTGCTGGAAGGTGGTGAGGGACTCAGGAGTCTGTCACCCATTCCGTTTGACCTCTCAGGACAAGGACGTTAAGTTTGAACTTACAGTAGACACAATACTTCATTCGTCCAAACATGACTGCTCCACATTTGAGGCAAGTCCAGTTCTCACAGTCCATGTACTGTCTGATTCTTTCAGCCTGTCCTTCCGTCACTCCATTAGGTGTATCGGATGGGGCAGGCTCAGTGTAAGTTGGTCTGGGGATAATCATCGGTTCTTCTCACCTCTAGCCCATGCTAGTTTGAACTCACGCACAGTATTATCGGCCATCGAATACATAATCTGATTCCCCACTGATTGAGTGTTAATCATACCAGCCTGGTCGAATGAGAGCATTATCTCGTCTAGTTCATGTGCTTCCTTGTAGTGTGCCCACATCTTCTTGAGCAACATCGGCCTACTGATAGAGTGCGTATCCCTCGTAACCAGTTCCTTAATGATAGCTGCTTTCAAGGAACTAGAGTCTGACATTCCTTTCTGCCCGTAAGTTAATTCCCTGATATTACCCACCAGCCGCTTGCAGTAGTCAATAGCTAGCTGCATCGACTCCTCATCGATGTATAGTTCTGGCGATCTAGCTAGGGACAGTATCATCGCCACCTTCAGAACTGAGTCCCCAAACCTATTCAGAGTACCTGTTTCATCCTTAATCTCCTGGTATTGTAAGTCCTCACTAAACTCCTCATACCATAGCTGATAGAGTATACCAGCTTCGGTGTAATAGTGTGTCTCTCCTGTAGCAGGGTCTTTGTGAGGTATCTTGTAGCCATCGACTTGTTCGCGCTCAGCTAATGGTTGAAACGGTCCCTTCAACTTACCTAGTTCCTTCAGATACTCCGCCATATCAGGATAGTTCGGCGCATTGACCAGCGGTACCAGCAGGGAGTTGGCTCTATTCCGTCTACTCTCCGATATAACGAATGTCCTAGCGAAGAATCCTCCATGCAGGTCTTTCTTACTGAAGAAGTCATTAGAGTGCGCGTCGTTCGTTGCAGTTAGCATTGAGATAGTCGGTTTATCCAGATTGAACTGCTCCATCTTCAGTAGTGACCTCCACTGACCCACGTTATACTGTCGGTCATACAGGTCAGTCAGAATGTCCATCGCTACAGGGTCACTCACGATTGAACTAGTCAATTCCGATGAGCAGATGAAGATGGTAGACTTGCTGATTATCTTACCACCCGGCTTAGTCTCAGCAGTACCCATTTCTTTCAGGATACCCTGGATAGAGCTACGCCCTGTTATAATCTGTGTCCCACCAACTGCGGATACCAACTGCTTAGCCATACTGACTGGGGGGCCTTTTTTCAGTCCTGACTCAGCATGAAACATCACGTAGATGTTGGGATACAGATTATGTATTTGTCTGTGCAACCAGACATTGTCCTTCAGCACAGCACTGATAGCACTGATTCCTCCCCAAAGCCAGAAGTTCATGGGGCTTTCTAATTCCGAGTGTTGAGCTAGTAATTTGTCTAGCCATGTTGCCATTAGTGTGACCTGTCATATCTATCTTTGTAGCACTGTTTGCATCTTCGTTGACCAGAACCATACTGATAAGTATTCTCAGGTGTGAACTCATGTCCATTAACACAGTGAGTCGCATTAGTATACTGATTACCTTTATGTTCTTCTCCCTTTAGTTTTCTATCTCTTTTATTCTCAACTTCAGTTCCTACGTAGAGATGGTCGGGATTCCAACAGTTCTTGTGAGTACATGCAGCATTGTGATTAGCCTGTTGAGACTTGTCATCCAAGTTCAATCCAAGATAATATGCTGCTGAAAGTCTATGCACGCTTCTCATTTTACCATTGAAGCGTACCATTCCATATCCCTTGGGAGCAGCTCCTTGAAACTCCCAGCATCCTGTAAGGTTAATGGTTCTTTCCTTCATCCTTTCAATTATATCCTTCAGCTCCATCTGTCACCATAAACCTTTCTGTTGGTGTAAGTGCTCTTATGTTGACCGGCTCCACAGTCTCTATCTTGACAGGTTCATCTCTCCCCTTGAACTTCCGTAAGTCCTTATAGTTCTCACCTACTTCTACCTCACATGGAATCTTCAGGAATCTCCGTGGTAGTGAACACGCAGTAAAGTTGATTGGACGTTCCATCTCCTTCTTTGCTATTGGAATGAAATCTTCCAAGCAATCACGTCGAATGGCAAAAAGTAACGCATCGTGAGCTTCAAGAATAATCTTCGCCTCTCGGAACTTTCTTTTAATTCGGAGGCCAGCGGCTTTGGTATTATCAGTAACAGCTCGTTGTGGAAGATAGGCCATTGCTTCCCTGAATAGGTCATCTCCCCATCTCTCATAAAAGATACGTACACCACCTCTCTCAGCATCTATCCCCCAGGGTAGCGGTGCTACTAGTTGACGGGTATTCTTGATGCACTCAATGACACCAGCATGAAAGACCTGCTGGATTTTGGGCTGTCTAGCGTGGAATATCTTTAGTGCTCGTTCGGCGGTAGCTTCGTCAATTTTGATTGGAATCTTAAACTTTCTTGCCTGAGTATTAAGCTCAGTTGATGCTCTCCTTTTTCCGGCCATGAGATGTCCTGCGTGGCGGAGAGTCTTACCAGCAAAGCGTATCGGGCTTTCATATCCCAGTACTTTCTTAGAGTAATCAGATTCAGTACCACCGAAGAACCAAGAAGCAGTAAGAGCATGGTAATCATGTTCGTCTATGTCCTTTAGTGCCTGCTCGTCTGTAGCCAGGTTGAAAACTACACGCGCTTCTGCCTGCGAACTATCGAGCTGTACGAGTACTTCACCCTCAGCAGGGATATACATACCACGCACATCAGCACCAATATCACCATGCTTAGTGAATACCTGAAAGGCCGTGCCCATTACCTTCATATCTTTCTTTAGTCCTTTTCCTCCGATATCGACTTTGGGTCTAATGGGAGGGTCTTGCTGCCCTGTACTAGTTCTGCCAGTTTCGAGACACATGAAGCAAGTTGTACGCATCTTTCCGTCGTAATCTGGGATTGCAAATAGATACGTGCTGATAGTTTTCTTAACTCGTCGTCGCTCTAGACACTTTTCAATCCAGAGTCTTTGGTCATCGTTCTTTACTCCATGCTTTAGATTCAGAAGTGCAGTTAGTTCTTCCTCACCTACACCATCACGCCGAGGTAGCTTCCAATAGTCAAATAGGAAACTGTATACCTGCACGGGAGAACCTACATTCACATCGATACCGGCTATCTGAAACATCTCATAGCCTAGTCTCTCATCCCATTCGATGTACTTCTTCACCAACTCCATTCGCTTTGCATTGTCGATATGGAATCCGTTGTTCTCAATCTCCTTATAGAAGTCGGGGAGCTTCATCAGAAAGTTCTCGTAGAACTTCCTTACACCTAGTTCATCTAGGTCCGGCTCCATCGCTTCTTCTATTTCATACGTGACACAAGCGTCACGCCCACATCCGAGCAGTAAATCTCTAATGCTCCCTTCATACATACCTTCATCTTTATAGAAGGGTTCTCGGGTGTAGATACTTGTAAGAAATGCGAGCCCTTTAGGGAGTTCAGGGTTAATTGCGAATGCCTTGAGCATCGTATCACGGTATATTCCCCTGATGGCGAACCCCAGTCTACGGATCTTATCGCGGTCGTAGTTGAAGTTTTGTCCGACAATGTTCTTCTCCCACAAAGTGATGGTTAGCATCTTCCAGAGGGTAGCTAGGTCCGAGTCGGGAATATCACTGATACCACCCTTATTCCAGAGTGGTACCGTCATCGCATGAGACTTACTGAATGCAAGTCCGATGCAGATAGGGAGACAATGACCACCTGCCTCAATGTCTACAGAGACTTTATTGCAGTCCTTGTAGGTATTCAGGAAGTGATAGAGTTCACCTGAGTTGCGGCAGATTTGGATGTTACGAGTAGGTAGGTTAAGTGCGGGGTCTAACCGTTCTTCCCAAGCTCTCCTGAAGTCAAACACCATTATTTGACGATTGAAATATCCCTTGATTTCTCCACCCGCAGCTGTATGTAGCAAGTGCGCTGGATGATAGGTAGGTACAAACTTCGTACCCATACCTTTGAGGATGGAGCCACGGAACTGCGTGATTTTTCCCTTTCCTCTAAGCGCCCACAGAGCAGTCCCACCCAGAGCAAGTATACAGTTCGGCTTGAGGTCATTGATTTCAACTTGTAGTTCGGCAAGTTGTTGGTCAATATCAATGCCAACGCTCCTTGCGCGCTCGTGAAAGGGAACTTTCTTTTTCCCAACATTGGGAGGAACCTGATATTTACAGACATTGGATATCCAACACTCCCCTCGCGGAATGCCTGCATCACTGAGGAGTCTGTCAAGTTCTCTCCCTGAAGGACCAACAAATGGCTTACGCGCCATCACTTCCTCATATGATGGCGCTTCACCTAGAATCATCAGTTTCGCCCCACGATTACCTCCACCGGGGACGTATATTTTTTCAGTCACGGATAATCCACTCCAGATGTAGACGATGATTCCGCATCATGTATTCACGAAGTTCATGCCAGAACTGCTCGAAATTAGTTATTACCCACCTCTCTGGAGGTTGTCCAGCGAGCTTGACCCAGAATGCGTGTTTCATTTACCACCTCGTTCCCCATTCTCTAGACTCTTACGAGTCCTTCGACGGCGTAAAGTTTTGAGGTCACGTATCATCTCTTTCGTGTTATCGACACGTTCCTCTAGTTCTAGAATGTATTTAGAGAGTTGTGCTACATCCCAATTACGAACTAGTTCCTCTACTATGTCCTTGTGAAATTGGCTCATCTATCACCTCGAATACTTTTGAGCACACGTCGCAGTAGTATTTCTGTTTCGTGAGTGCGCCGGTAGAGACTCTACTAATCAGAGTCTTGTCCTGATTCATGCAGAATGGACACATCAGCTTCGGGGATTCCATCTTCAGACTCCGATTCTTGATGAGCAGGCTTCTCGATTACGCGGATATGCACAGCACGATAGCCACGCCCTTCAAATTGCAAAGGCGTAAACTCTACCCACATTCCGGGCCTGAGTTCTGGGAATGTAACCGTATCCTGTCGGAGTGCGGTCCAGTGAAAGAAGATACGGGTGAATGCAATCTCTTTGCTGGAGATAAATCCCCAACCTTCCTTGTTCACCCTGATGATTTTGCCTGTGAGTTTGTTCTCGGTCTGCATGTTCCCTTACTCCTCTTACTTAAAGAGCGGGGACGCACTCGTAAGCTACTGGATTATAGCGTTAAGTGCGTCCCCTGGCACTAGATGGTTCAAGTAAGGCACCAACTTATGCTGTTGTTATCCTCATACCTACAGAGGGCACCAGCAATTTCTGGACATCCCTACAGGTCCATCTAATGATTAGTCTACTTCCTTCTCGTCATCATCCTCGACTACTTCGTCGTCATCGTCATCGATGGAATCTTCATCATCATCGTCGTCGAAGTCGTCATCATCATCTTCTTCAGGGTCAGCCTCTACTTCCACTTCAACTTCGGCTTCCTCTGATTCAGGATGCTCGTGGATGATGTCCTCTACCACTTCATCCAATTCTTCTTCCTTCTCTTTTCCGTTATTCATGACCTGTACTCCTGTATGCTGGACCTTTAGTGTGGAAGTCAGGCCCCTATGATAAAAGGTCGATACCATAGGGGCCTGGGTAGAACTACTAGCTACGCAGAGTGCGGTACTTGTGGTTGACGCGATTCACAGCGCGTCCCTGCCACTCACCATTCTCTACGAACACTTCGAGCTGCTGCCCAGTAGCGTTGTTCAGGTCGAACCGCGCACCAGACTTTACGTCCACGCCGAAGGCCGAGAGAAATCCCACAGCGAAGCCGATTGCCTTGCTGTTAAAGTTCCAGTCCAGCGGAACTCCCTTGAAGTCCTCGCTGCCATTGTCGGCGTTCTTCACGATGACACCTTCCACCGGATAGTTGGTGGAATTGCCATCCTTGGACGGTGCTTCTCCGACGCTCTGGATAAGCACTACGTACCACGCAGGCTCCACGACTTTTCCGCGGAGCAGGTCACGGTCGGTGAAAGAGATGATAGGCATCTGTCTGTGTCCTTGATGGTTGATGGTTGTTGTTGGTGATGGACTAAGAGCCAAACTTAGTTACGGGAGTTGACTCTTTCTTCAGCTCTGCGATTGCAGGCTTAATCCAAGTGTCGTAAAGTTGCTTGTCACCGAACACAATTTCCTTCGGTAGTCCAAGTGCAGTTCTTGCGAAGTCATCACCAGTGTGCTCAGTCAGTAGTGAATAGTCACCTCCTTGTCCTTCAACAAATCCCTTCTTGATATTGAAGTGATAGACTTCACCACAATAGGCAGGGATTTTGGGAGCCACTTTTTTACCCGCAGTCACGATTGTGCGACTGATGTGGGTAGTATTCGTTGCTGTATTCCGATACTCAGCCTGAACGACGTGAGCAATCAGAATGATGTTGACTTTGTGATACGCGCTGATATCTTTCGTGAGCGCGATGAGTTCTTGCAGAGCTGCTGACTCTGCATTATAGTCCTCAATCTCGTTGACTGCTATACCTGCAATCAACTTACCTGCCGCTGCGCCTGATTGTCTAGTTAAACCGTATTTAAGCTTTACGGTTTGTCTGAGAGTCATGTCCGCGCATGAAGTCAAGCTATCGAACACTAGTGTCTTGAATGGGCATTGTGACTGAAACAGTTCCAGCTTCTTCTTGGCCTTGTTCCAATCATCATAGTCATCGAACTGTATTGTCTTAGGGTCTACTCCCCACTTCTTCATGGGTAGATAGATACCATTCATCTTCCTATCCCATGAAAACCAATACTGAGGTCCAGGGAATGATAGAGCCTGAGTAGACTTACGTGTACCTGGCTCTCCCTTAAACATGCAGTAGAGCGAATCGAAGTCCACGTCATTCATGTTCGGCATTTACTTATTTCCTTCCTGCGGCGACGATGGTGGATTCGACACCAGCGGACTAAGTTGGTCCAGCGGCCACCGCTTGAAGTCGGCCCCGCACGTACTACACTGCATCTCGCCGTCGTCGCCATACAACATCGACACGGGGCACCCATGAGTTAGCCACCATCTCTCGCGCAGTAGAGCTTCTACGTCCACCTCTTGCCCCGAGGCGCGGGGTGGGGCGGTTTCAACTGCGTGGAGCAGCTTGGCGATGTCCTCCATGAAAATCTTGCGGCCTTCGCCTTCACCGAAGCAGGCTTCACGGAGCCGTTCGATAGCGGCCTCCATCTCCTTTCCCTCACGAGTAATCCACACATCCTTACTTATGGTCGGCATCTTTCTTCTCCCTGAACTGGTCACAATCACACAGTTTACAATTACAGACGAACACTGACTCATCACCATTATCATTGATGACTTCATCGAGAGTATGGCTGTGAAGCATGTGTCCACATACGCAGAGCGAATCCCATGTAGTCTCTGACATGACTATTCATCCCCATCTTTGTTGACAGGATCCCACTTAGGAGCCAAGTTGAAGTTGAGCCTGAGTACTTCCTCACGCATGTTCGTATCTGCTTCGCACACGTCTTTGAACATGCACGCGCCAAACATATTGTCACAGTGCGCGTAATTCGGAGGCCAGTATCCAGTCTCCTTGTACTCGATGAACTTGTAGGCGTAGTATGGAAGTGTAGTCGCCTTCCATTCTTCAAGGCGGTTAGCAGAGAATGAAACCATCTCTCTGGTAAGCCGTTCCTCTATCTTCAGCGTAGTCTGCAATCCTATCTTGTTGACTAGGACATTACGAGACTTCAGCAGACAGCACTGACCCATGAACTGATTGCTCAGTGTAGTCTTATCGCGCCGCTGTTTGAAGGACTTATGGTCCATCGATATGATACCGATTTGGTTCGTATCGATGATTAGGTCCATCTTCGCTTTCCACAAGATGCGGATTTCATCATCCTCGTAGAGAATCTCACCACGAACAGTCTCAGCAGCGAGAGGAATGAATGCATCATTCTTGTAGTGAGCGAAGTACTGCTCGCAGGTGTCGAGAGCGAACTTCCATCCAACTGTCCACTTCTCAGACTTTTCAGGTGTGTTCTGCATGCCTGGATATTCTTCAGGTTCATGTTTACAGGCTGGTGGTCCATCGCCTGTGTGATTAGCACAGTATGGACAGCCAGTAATGAATAGCTGGCCCATCGTAAGTGCGTTGCCGATGGCGGTACTTCTCGGAAAACCGTTGATTAGGTGCTTGTAAAATACCTCAAACACCTTATGAATCAACAGTCCTACCTCTAACGAGTTTGACTTACCTCGTGAGGATACGAACCGATGATTCATACGCAAGTCGTAGTAGCGACCACATCCCATCAGTGATGAGAGTGATGTCGCATCTAGTATGACGTTCTTCTTCCCAATTAGTTCATCAACTTCTGGTAGTTCCATTTTAGTTCATCCCTTCAAACTGGTCGTTGCTACACGCTGAGATGAGCTGCATGAATAGAGACTGAATAGCTTTCGCCAACTCAGGTGACACTCTATTCTTTGGGTCCGGTGTAACTACCACGATAGCGATGGCACCAGCCTTTTCGAGATACTCGTCCAACTCTTTCCGAATGACTTCCACTTCGTCAGCTCCGACAGGAACGTGGACGCAGTAATAGCTCATCTCTCACTCCTGACCTTTTCTGCTCTGACTGCGATGAAGTCATAGAGTGTAATCTTGACCGCGCATTCCTTACAGAAATGGAACCGCTCATCTACTCCGATGTAAGTACGATTCTCGAACTTCTTGTCGTCCTGATTGTCGTGGACAGTTCCACACCTATCACATTTAACCACAGTTAGTTTCATTACTTCCTCCAGAGTGAGAGTCCGTAGTCATCGGTGTATTTCATTACGCCACCTCATGCTTCCTTCTCGAAGCACGCTGAATAGCCTTGTGCTTGAAAGTCTGGAACTTCACCACGTTATCCTTGTAGTTCCACCATTTCAGCACGTCGTATCCACCCGCGTCGAGGATACACATCGCGACGAATATACACGCATTACCAATTCCGCGAGTGCGTGCGAGAGAGTAGGGGTCCATCTTATTGAGTTGTGCCGCTGACTCAATCTTTAGCCGCTTCAATACCTTAGCCAGACGAGCAGCAGCGATGAAATTAGCACAGTCCAGAAGTTCCACCATCTGCCTGCGCGTGTATCTCCATTCATTGACTTGAAAGATTGGTGCATCCAATGAATCTGCGAATCCCTTGCCGATTACTGTCTCAATCTTAGTCCGTGTAATCATTACTCTAACCACATCCTTTCGTCGTCCACAGTTAACGGATGGTCGTAGTCACTTGCTTGCAACAGTTCGACTGCTCTGTCCTCGTCGCACTTATGGATTCGGCGCACAGAACTGATGGACTTCGCAGTATTACATCTATACACTTCACCGTCCTCAGTGAGTGCGTACACATTCAAAGTGCGTCCGGCTTCATCTAGTATATCCATTGTCTCTCCTAGTAATGAAAGATAGGGCCGGATGTGCTCCCCAGCATCATGATGTGCCTTATTCCCCCACTATTCGGCACCATCCGGTTCTCTGGTCTGTCCAGAGTACTACGCCTTAGCAGGCTCCTCGATGGTAACGCCCTGCTTCTCGGCCTGCTCCTTGGCCCACTGCATCAGCAGCTTGTAACCGGGCTTGTCCTCACGGTTAAGCTGCATGATTTCTGCAGTGGTGGCAACGCCGGTGCTCAGCAGATACTTGATAGCGGTCATACTGTGTTGTCTCCTACTTTCACGTATGGACTGAATTGTCCAACTCCTCTCACCACCCTCCAGTAGTGAGAGGACGCACTAGGCCAAATGGCTATTTATACTCGCCTAGTCGAGTCCTGTAACTAGCAATCGTATCCGCGCTCACGCTTGTCAGCGCAGGAATTGCAGATTGCATAGTCAGGACGAATCCTTACACGCCGTCCGCATGACGTGCATTTCTTCCATACGGACTCACGTTGAACCTGCTTGTAGAACTCCCTGTTGTCCTCTCCATCAGGTCCATCCATGTTTTCCCAAAATCCGAAGTTGTCATCGTAGTATGTTGGCACAGTCGTATCCTCCTACTCGTTACCGAAAGGCAGGTCCATCTGTTCTTCCTCGTAGGATTCAAACACTTCCTCCAACGAGTAACCCTTGATGGGTGTAGCAAGTGCTTCCAGTTCGTCATGAGCATCTGCCGCTGCAAGGAAGTCACCCAACTTCCTTACTGCTTCGTCAGCAGTCTCAGCACGTACCGTGAAATTGACAGGAATCTGGTGGAGCAACATTAGTGCGTGTCCTTCCTATTGCTGCCCACCATAGTCATCTGGCATTCCAGCTCGAAGATACGTGCTTCGAGACTGTTTACTTTCTCTACCAGAGCTTCAAGTGCAGCCAGCAGCTTAATGCTGGTATCACCATTCTGCTTGATGGTTTCGACCATCGTATTGTAGAGTTCCATCTGTTCGGTAGTAATCATTGTCTCGTCCTCCACTTGTAACTATCCAAAGAGTAGATCTGTTCTAACTGCGTGATTTCCAAGTACTTCTTGAACACTTCCGGCCACGTTAGCCGCAACTGATGAAATGTTCCTTCATCAGCTTTCATGCACATTATGGCCAGTATACGTTCCGTACCATCCCCTAATGCTTTCATTGTCTCAAGGATGGCACGGTCATAGTCGCTCCTCATTTTTGCTTCCTCCTTTCTTTACGTGAGATTCCTTTGGCCTGTCTATCCTTACAGATTCGGCCCCATCCGGTCAGCTTATCTTTCAGCTTATTCTGACGGTCAAATCGAGCACATTCCGAGAGTGTCATCTGTTTGAACTCTGGCATTTTACTTTCTCCTCTCAGTTATCGAGTCCCAACAAACAAAAGAAAAGAATGACGAGCAGAATTGCGCCTGGTGAATCCATACTATACCTCTCCTTTAGTCGGACCGAGTAGTAGAGTCTCTGCCTTCTGCCTAGCTACTTCCTTCTCCATGCCTTGCATCATGAGGATACGCTGTATCTTCCTAATGAACTTCCTTTCTTCTCCCGTTCTTACTTCCACCTGATTACGCTGAGCAGCCTTACGCTCACGGTGGACTACCTTGTATTCAGGTTCCGGTGGATACTGAGCACGATTGATATGCTCAATCTCTACCCAAGTACTTGACAAGTCCTGCCACGCCCTCGGAACTAATGTTCCCCTCACAATTCCACGGCAATCTGATACAATGGCGTGGAAGTTCAAGTCGAGTACTTCCTCACTAGTTGGAATATACTGAAACCGTTTCTTTTGACCTTCCTTATTGAACTTGTACTCTCTCTGCCACTCACGTCGAGTGCGGAGAGGATAATCGAGTATCTCACGCGCTTTCATGCGTGCGTCCCAGATATTCATGCCGTCCCGTGTCATGAAGTAGACCATTGAACGGAATGCCGCAGTCTTAGCAGGGTCCATTACTCTCATTTCAATTGTCCATCCACAATCTAGCGAATCAGTTATGCTGCCGCTTTCTTCTGTTTGTGAGCGCGCACGATAGTCTCGGCCAGTTCCTTCATGATGGAATCTTCACTCCATCGTGGAGTCTCACCATTACTCATCGCCGCGTAGAACTGATGACGCTTACGCTCAACGATTGCATCAAGCTGCGGGTCGATTGTAGTCAACCCGGTCAAATGAGCGTAAACAGCATTTACTGAAGCAGCAGTCTGACCGATACGGATAAACCGTCCCTCAGCCTGCTCCTCATTACCTGGATTCCACTGACGCTCATGCATGATGCAATCAGCGCAGGTCTGAAGATTCAAACCCTCTCCGGCTGCGAGCTGTGACGCTACAAGGATTGCACGCGGAGCCTTGTTAAAGGCTTCCTGAGTTTCGTAACGTGCCTGCCCACCCATTTCTGACGTGAGCTTGAACACTGGAATCTCTGAGCTGTAACGAGCCACGCAGTCATCGTAAAGGAACTGTTGAACGTCCTTATGATGAGCGAAGATAACCATCTTACGGTCAGTCTCCGCTACGAAGTCGTCCATGTAGTCCATCGTAGCTGGCACCTTAGCTTGCGCCACTAGATGCCGCATCTTCTGCATGGCTGCGATGATTGCGATGCCTGACATGTTCTCTACTTCAGTTTCATACCACTTGACGAATTCATCGACAGCCTCATCGTAGAGTTCTTCTTCAAGCTGGCTCATCTGCACGTAGAGCTTAGTCCTATTGACTAGTGGGAGTTCTGACATAACTTCCGTCCTTTCACGCCGGATAGAGATGTCCTTCGTGTATTCCTTGAATTGAGCGATACGCTTGATACCGCCTTCTTTCAAGATGTTTCCCTGCCAGTATGTATCAACCCAACGCCGCTTGAAGTCCTCGAATGACCAGAACTTGCTAGGCGCAAGCATGTTGTAGACAGGGAACAATTCGCTACCACGGTTCTTCCACGGAGTCCCTGATAGTGCGATGACTTTCCTGCCCTTACATACCTTACGCACCATCTGAGTGCGCGTGGAATCAGGGTTCTTAATCTGCTGACACTCATCAAGGATGACACACTTGATACCGACTCGGTCGAATTGAGTGATATCGAAGCCGCTCTTAACTTCCTTTCCTTTCACCATTCGGACCTTGGGGACCAGCATATCGTAGCCGATGATGTAGTGCTTCAGGCCAGGAATAAGCCAATCCTTGCTGGAATTGATTACCTGAGGAACCTGACTTTCATCTCCCCAGTTCATGAGAGCCATCGCAGCCTGATACTTAATACCAGACTTGACAATCTGCAGGCATGGCGTAAGCTCTGCCTGATGGAAGTATACGACGCCGTTAGCCTGTATGGTCTTACCTAGGCCCATCTCGTCGAAAATAGCTCCACCGCTATTGACTGCGAGAGCTTGTTCCAAGAATCTCATGCCATCGATTTGAAAGTCGAAAGGCTTGAAGCGTCCACACAACATGCATTCATTCTTCTTCCATGCATGCTGGCAGTTGTCGTCACCACCGTAGTGCAGCTTATGAAACGGTGTTCCTTTTGGAATCCGCTTCATTACGATATGGCCGCAGTCGAGTTTCGTAATCTTCAGGTTAGGCCGCTCGTCGTCGTCATTCTCCACTACTTGCTCGGAGACTGTTTTCGCAACCTTACCGCAGATTTCACACTTGTCCTGAAGCCGTGTGATGGTGTACTTCGGCGTGCGGATTACTTGCTCAGTAAAGGTTACTTCCACGTCCGCACCTGAGCGAATTGCGTCAATGATTGCAGGGCTTAGCGTGAGATTAGAGCATGGTGCTACGTTATCGCATCCAATCTCCCGTGCCTTATCAGCCCACACTTCATCATGAGAATGACCGGGTGTAAGCGCGTGAGCGATTTCATGACGGATGGTATTGATTACATCCGGGTCAGGATGGATATCGATATGGTGAGCACTCAGGATAATCACCTTATCCCGATGCATACACATACCGAGAAATCCTGCGTCCGCATTCTGATTCAACCTGACTCCCCAATTAGTCAGGCCGTGCTTATTCATTTCGTCCCGGCACGTTTGTGCTGCTGCCTGTCTATCCATGATTGTCTCGTCCTTTCGGATTACGAGAGACTACTTCGTGTTGAGCTTCTCTGCGAGAAACTTCGCTGCTGCTTCAGGCGATAGCTTACGAGTATCGCAGACCATAGCCACCATAGAAGCCACAACACCATACTTCGCGGCTGCTTCCGTGACTTCCTTTGTATTAGGTCTGGTCCTGCCTGTGGATGGCTTGGGAGCCTTAGCAGTTTTCGGTGACTTCGGCGTAACTGGCTGATAGTTGATATCGACTACCTTGAATTGAGCGCGCAGCTCAGCTCGCAGTTTACCTGCAAACTCTTGAGTCTGGACTTGCCACGCACGCATCTCTGATTCATGCTGTAGAATTGATTGACGCTCGTTAAACAGCACTTCCTGAAGATGCTGTTGACGCCGGAACAATTCCTTTACGACCATGAAATCCTTTTGGTCATCTGGAATTGATGGGTCATTCATGATTGCCGCGTGTATTTCGATTGCCGCGACGCTGGTAGCGTTGAACACGTCTTGCTTCAGCTGTATGGCATCGTCCATCTTGCGCGACTGTTGAATCAGCGCATCGACGGATTGAATGGTAGGAACTACGGCATCTTCCTTTGCGATACAGTCATCGCACATCTTCATGTCATGCCGCATTGTGATTACGATATTGACCGAATCACAGCAATCACAATCACCTGTTACTTGCTTCAGTAGTGGAGACATTACCGTGCTCCCGTAGTAGTCTGGTTGAATCGATTACCAAGTTGGGCGCGTTCAAAGCGACCCTCGTGGTGATTACAGGTTCCTACGCGCTCAGTGACTACGCCGGAATCCCTGTTTTCCACGTTCTTCGGCCACTTTTGGACACGCTTTACTTTCTTGCAGATGGAGCAGAAGAATCTACGCATTGTGCTGTCCTTTCGGAATCAGTTAGTTGGATGCCGTGCCGTGACGTTCCGCATATTCCTGCGAAACTGAGATGAACTTCAGCATATCACGGTGAGTGCGATACTGTGCAGCTTTCACCCCACGAATCATCGTAGGATAGACGCCACGCGTATCTACAATGAAGCCAAACCTTTCGGCTGCTTCATACAACGCTGGAATGTTCGGATTGTATCGCTCGGACACTTGGACACGTCCTTTCGGAATACATGTAAGGCTTACTTGTAAGAACTGCCGTAAGCCGCCAACCCAAGCGTATCACAGGTCGCCGGGGAGGGTCAATGGGGGCCTAAGTCGTTGACTGGTAAGCACTTAGGGCGACTGGCCGAGCCGACCTGCCCGGACCCGGCCAGTTTCCCTTAGTTAGTATGGATTACTACTTATTGAGTTCTTCCTCTAGTTCTTTAGTGTTTAGTCCCATGCTCTTGTAGATTTCGATACGCTTCTTGAGCTGTTCCTTGAGCCGTTTCTTCTCTGCATCTTCCTCTGTTTCCGTCGAAGTGCGAGGAGCTGATGGGAACACATCGTATACCGTCTTTGCTGGTGCTGGCGGTATGTAGACTTCACCACGCTCCGCTAGGTCTATACACGACTCACAGTTAGGCATATTGTCGTTAAGGATGTATTTCTGCGCGTTACTCTCATCCATTGGAAACTCCTTACCACAATTCCAACAGATAGACATGCGACCCCAAACCTCTACGTTCCGTGGAATGAAGTGCGCGCAGCCTGGTAATGAGCATTTCCAGACAGGATTGATTGAGCTTGACCCCATCTGTTTGAGGATGTATCTGTGCGTATGGTTCATAGAACCTGTTCTCTGTCCCATTACTTCCTCCTCTCAAGTTCGTGTATCTTCGTTATGGCCTTCGATAGAAGGAATGTCATTTCGTGAACTGTACAAAGCGCGCATAAGTTCTCGAAGGGTAATCTTATGTCCGCTTCATACACTTCTTCGCACTTCTTACATCGACAGTCCCCATCTAACTTCCTCTTGTTACACTCAGGTTCTATTCTCATATGTATCCTTTACAAAATGGGGCAATCTCCCTCTCCCCCGCTCTCGCCCTCCACTAGCCTACCCGATACTTTGGCTGTTTTCAAGGCAATTCGTGTCAAGTGGGGAAAGGCGTATTTAGGGGTATTTATGTGTATTGATTATATGTAAAAAAAAAAAAAAAAATAAAAAGAAAGCACAACCCACGACTACCCTCACTCCCCCCTATGTGGTGGTATACCCTTAGGAGGGCGAGGGAGGGAGGGAGAGACTTATCTAGTAAGTAAAGACTAGGCGCACAGAATACAAGTTTTACTCTTGACAAATTACATGCACAGAATACATGTATGGTTCTGTATGACATCAGACATCATACAACTTGCACAGAATGGGCGCACAGAACAGAAGGGCGTCGGACTCTGGGGCAGGTAGGGCCAGGCAGGGCGGGGAGAGGAGCCAGCAGGACGCTGGCCCCCATGTAAAGGTTAGTTGGTGGACATCAGCGTGTCCAGCGCGAACATCTTGCGCTGGTAGTCATACTCGGCGGCCTGCTTGATGGAAAGGCCGATGGTATCCTTGATACGGCGCAGCTCCATGTAGCGGACGTAAGAGTAGATGTAGTGTGGCATCGTGCGGACTTTGTTCTTCATTGTGTTACCTCAGTGTGAGAGAGTAGAATCCGGGCTGTCATGTAGACCAGCCCGGAGTGTGTAGAGACTACTTGCTGGCCCCGTCGTCGGACCACTTGAGTCCGAGCACCGTCTCCGCAGTCGCACGCGCTTCGGCCACGGTGTACTGCTTGGAACCGTCCTTGTTCTTCATGAGCATCAGCGTGTCGAAGATGTTCTTGAGCTTCAGGTCGTCGTCATTCTCGGCAGTCGGAATGATACGGCCCAAAGAATCGAGCTTCGCCGTCCCTGCTTTCTGACGCGCGTTGGCCTTGCGCTTCGCGTTGACGAAATCGACGATATCCGCGTCCTTCGGATACTCATTGACTTCCTTGACGCTCGCGATATCAAGCAAAGCATCGTACGTCACTTCGTATTCGATGCTGGCCGGAAGAGGCGCGAATCCTTCCTTGACCTCCAGCTTTGTCAGCGGCCTGCCATGGGCGTTCGCCATCGTCGCGGTGAAAGTCTCTGTCTTGATGTTCGCCATACTGTATCAGCTCCATGTTACCGGAAGCACCATGCATCCGGGCCTTTCACGCTTGCCGGGAGTCGCCGTTAGCGCCGTCCCTAATCTTGGCGGCGTGGGCTGCGTCTTATCGGTTCGCCTCTCGGCTCGCCTTGCGCTCCATTGCCGCAAGACAAGAATATCACGGGGCCAGTCCGGTGCAACATCTTTTTCAGGTCCGGCCACATTTTTTTTTCGGTCGCCCGGCTGAGCCCATACCGTGGCGTCAGGCTTTACATGTAAGTGCGTATGCGCTAGTGCGTGCGCTAACGTATACGTTGCGGCCCGGCTTGACAGGCACAGCACAAAGGGCTTTGCTCTTTCAAGGACTTTGCTTCGCAGAGTGCTTTACTTTGCAAAGCCGAGTACTTTGCGCTGTAAACACCCCAACATATGGTATGAGCCAGTGGGTATACCCCTGTATATTGGGGGTTGACAAACTTTCTCGAAGGGGCTTGCCTGAAATAACATGCCATGAGAAATACATATTAAAAATGGGTCCCATATTCTGTAGAAAAGGAGGTAATAGGTACTAAGGGAAAGAATCTTCCATAGGGGAGAATCAAGAAAAATACCGGGTCTAAACCGTTGATTGTCAACGACTTAGGGGGACAGGTGATTTGACAGCCGTGCTAGGCTGGTAGTGACGGAGAGCACCCGTCCATTCCCTAAGTTGCTATACATGTAATTTCAATAGTGGGGGATGAGTTATGCCTATTGGAATCGTAACTGATGATGACTTCTTACGAGAACTAGAGTCCTATAAGGACAATAAATCTCCTGAACCCACACGCACTCCGGTAGTCGAAGTACTCGACAAACCTGGTAGGAAAGAAGGAGACACAAACATTCCAGACAGTCTCCGCAAAATCATCGGAGAAACGTCAGTCCTCGAAGGTAGGAAAGCAGCACTAGGACTAGCGGGAATGTTCGGCATCTCTCCATCATCCGTAAGTGCGTACGCTAAAGGTGCGACGAGTACGACGAGCTACAATGAACCGAAGAAGTCAATCATAGAACACATTACGAAATCAAGGAAGCGCGCTATCAAGAAAGCCCAACACGTACTCAATAGTGCGATGGGCGCGATAACGCAAGAGAAGTTAGACTACGCTGATGCGAAAGACCTTAGTACCATAGCTAAGGACATGAGCGTAGTCATTAAGAATCTTGAGCCCCCAGCTCCTCCTTCCTCAGCTGAATCAAACAACAACCAACAGTTCGTAATCTTCGCTCCTCAATTCAGAGATGAGCGTAGCTTCGAGCATATCACCGTGCAGGAGTAGTTCATGGCGAATGGCTGTCCACCACCGATTCCAGCTCATCCAATCGTAATCCCACCAGATTCCATTGGACCTGGAGTTCCGTCGCATCCAATCGTACTTCCTCCACCGCGTCCTGAACATCCAATCGTTATTCCTCCGGGAGCTATTGACCCTGGACCCCCGCTTAAGCCTGAACATCCGATTGTGTTGCCACCATACACACCGGAGCATCCCATCGTCATTCCGCCGGGTAGTGTAGGACCAGGCATTCCTACACATCCAATCGTGCTACCTCCAACACTTGTGGCACCTCCTCCCACTGAAGGTGTTCCTCTGTTGGAAGAAAAGCCTGACGGCGCATTCACGATGTTGTGGCAGCCGGGTGTCGGTTACATCCTCGTGAAGATCGATTGATTGATTGAAGGACAGGAACTAGTTGAATGGACACGCACTTATGATGGGCTGAGTGCGTGTCCTCTGAATCCATCATCCCATCAGTTCAATGTAGGAGATACATCATGCCAGTCACACGAATCGATGCATTCAAACCAGTCCTTCTCTCATCTCCTGCATTGTCAGTGACGATGGAGCAGATGGTTCTAATCCGCAAAGTATTGGAAGTTGCATCATCCGATACACAGTTCGTGAATAAAGCATTCGATGCAATCATGCTAATTCTGACTGCGGGAATCACCAAAGTTCCTACAGTTGGTACAATCAATCCATCTACGGCAGTAGCAGGTTCAGGGACAGTTCAGCTCACAGTCACGGGAACTGAGTTTACTAACACATCAGAGATTGTATGGGTTGGCTCACCTGTAGCTACTACATACGTGAGTGCGACGGAACTGAAGGCAACAGTCAATGTGCCGGCTCAGACTGTTAAGATTCCTGTCAGAGTTCAGACGGGTAATATCATTTCTGACCCGAAAGACTTTGATGTAACTGCTCCTGTCTAACTGGAGTAGAACATGCCCATCCAATCAATTCCATTCGGCCCACCCGCGGTATTGACGCAGAACACTGTGTTCGCTCTACCTGCGGCTAAGGCTACAATCTTCACGGCAGATACTACTCCTGCACTTGAAATCTCAAACACGAGTGACTTCGCTGCTAAGTCCACCGTAACATTGACCGCTGGTTCTGCTGTAGTGGGTGGAGGATTCATTCGCTCTACGGGTGCGTCTCCTGTAACGATTGTATTGAAACGGGATTAACTTCCCAGAGCTGGAAGTGAGGACAAAGTGCCTATCGATAAACCGTACGCTTATCACAAACCAAGTTCACGAGGACTGGAGGCAATTACTAGACTGAGAGAAAAGTTCAGTGAAATGGAGCAAGTGATTAGAGAAGTATGTCCACCATCACGGCATACATCACTAGCAATCACTAACAATGAACAGACAGCGATGTGGGCAATTAAAGCTGTTGTGTTCAATGATGAAGATTCAGAGGTGGAGGTATGACTTTCTACAGAGTTGCCATCATAGCATGCGCGCTCGCAGTAGGATGCACCCGAATCACAGTACCAACTCAACCATCAGACAGAATCAATACGACTCCAATCGTCCCAACTAATCCGACTAGTCCAGTTCCAATCAGCAAGACGAAGATTGAACTGAGAGTCACAGGTAATGCGAATCAAGTGCGCGTCCGCACAAGTAATCCACAGGACGGACTGATTCAAGTCATTACCACACTTCCCTACCTCACATCATTTGAAATCACCGAAGAAACATTCTTCCTCACACTAGACGTAACACCTCTCAGTTACCCGGCTAATATTCAATTCCCATTCCTGTCAGCACAGATATTCGTTGACGGGAAACTATTCAGAGAAGCTACATCGGGTGACTGGTTCCTGAATACGCTATCAGTAAATGGAACCTGGAGGCGATAGTGCCACAGAAGGGAATAGGACCATCGATACTTCCATTCAATATGGAACCGATGCCTTCCCATCAGCCTGCACCAATGGCACCGATGGCTTCTCATCCTATTGCACCAACTACTCCACCACCAATAGACTATAGCACTAGAGCATACGATATGGGTAAGGGCGCACTACAAAGTCTAGCTAATACTGGACTTATGATTAACGATTCTGGCTTTCCATTCATGGCAGACCCAGTACGGAATAACTTAGAGGCATGGGCTACACCGCAAACTGGACATCAATTCATGGGCCAATTCTTCACTGACCTAGCTACACCTGGTCCTGAAGAATTAGCTCTACTAGGAGGTAAAGCTATTAAGGGCGCGCCATTACTAGGAATGGCAATGGCTGACTTTGATAAAGTCGCCGCACGAATGGGTAAACCTGCTGGCTCTATTACTTCAAAACTTGAACATAATATCAATGAGAATGGGGAGTGGGAACCTTGGGCATTTAAGGTTATGGACTCTCATCCTTATCCTGGTGAAATAGGAGGTATATCATTCAAGAATAATCCTGTAGAGAACTATTTGTCAGTAGGTTCTACATGGTCAAATAGAAACTATCACAATGCAGGACTCGGTACTGCGATGTATAAGGATGCTATGGAAAAAGCACAGGAATTAGGATATCAGGGAATAGCATCAAGGACAAGTATGCGTGGTCCATTCTCTAATGAAATCTGGAACAGACCCGGAATTGAAACTAAAAATCTAGGTACTCGGGGCTGGCCGGAAACATACGAGTTCATGAAGGAATACATTCCAAGAGGTAAGGATTGGGAAGGAACTCATCTAGAGAAATTATTCACAGCAGATAGACTAGGCGATAAGCCAATGATTCCTGAAGTTAAGAACACTCTACTAGACGAAATGAGAAGTCATCCAGTACCATTTGAAACTAGACCAAGACCTGACCCATATGCAGTAGCCATAGGTCCAAAGCCACCACCTCCTCCGACTTTTGAGGAACAGATGGCAGCACTTATAGAGGAAGAAGCAAAGAAACATAAGCAATTTTATTTGCCTGAAACTTTCGATGCAAGCCGCTTTTATTATCCTGGTAACAAGTAGGAGTCAAAGATGCCAATGCAACCAATCGGTGGTATGCAACCAATGCAAGGACGACCACCAATGAATGGACCTCAACCAGTTAGAGGAATAGGTCCATCGCCGGGTGCTATGCAAGGAATGGCACCACCTGTAAGTGGTCCACCACCTAACATGAGTCCTATGCCGATGGGTGGACCTATGCAACCACCCATGAATGCTCCAATGGGACCACCCATGCAAGGTATGGGACCAATGCAGGGAATGGGTCGTCCTCCCATGCAAGGAATACCTCCGGGACCACTACAGAATAGACCTCCAATTCCTGCTCCCCCACAAAATCCAATGGGAATGCAGCGTCAACCATTTCCTGGAGTACCTGTAGGTCCACAGATGGGTAATAGAATGCAGGGACCACCCATGCAAAGAGGACCACAGGATATGGCAGCATACAGACAGGCAGGTACAGCGGCAGGTAATGATATGTCGTGGATGGATAATCCTGCTAATCTTTCACTGGGTCCACGTCGCTAATAAAATGGAAACTCAGGCACCAGTAATTGACCGGAATCAGTGGAAGCCTGAGCCAAAACAGGAAATCTTTCTCTCAATTCCAACTACAGTAAAGGAAGCATTCTATGGAGGTGGTGCTGGTTCGGGTAAAAGCGACGTGCTCTTGCTCTATGGAATTGTCCATCGATGGCACGAGCATCCTCTGTTCAAACAAGTATTCATGCGAAGAACATTCCCTGAACTACGTAATGAAATTATTCCAAGAAGCCGTGAGTTGTATCGAAAGTTCGGTGCGACTTTCAATAAAACCGACATGTGTTGGACTTTCCCACGTCCCGACCAAGCTGGTAGTGGATTTACTAATGGCGGAGCAATGATTTTCTTGGGTCATTGTGAGAATGAGGACGACGTTCATAAATATGACTCGATGCAAATCAATCTCTACTCGCCGGACGAACTCACGTCATACACGGAATGGATTTACAACTACATCGGATTTCAGCGAGTACGTTCACCTACTAGAGAATTACCTGCTATCATACGCGCGGCAGGTATGCCGGGAGGAATTGGACATACTTGGACTTACAAGAGATTCGTTAAGCCTGCTCCGGAGGGCGGTAAAATCATTCATGGTAAGGGGGGCAATAAGCGAATCTATATTCACGCAACTCTTAAGGACAATAAGCACATTGACCCTACATACAAACAGTCACTTCAGGGTATTACCGTTGAAGCGGAACGGAAAGCGAAAGAACTCGGTGATTGGGAGTCATATCAAGGGCAGGTATTTGACGAGTTCAGGGACCATAAGTTCGAAGATGAACCGGATAACGCATTACACGTAATTCCTCAATTCAATATTCCTGAATGGTGGCCGCGTTTCATCGTTGGTGACTGGGGATTTAGAGCGATGACGTGGGTGGGTTATGCCGCTGTATCGCCTACTAAACGAGTCTACATCTACAGGGAACAATATTGGGTCAAAACCAAAATCTCTGCATGGGCACCCGAAGTTAAGCACTACATCAACCAAGAACATCCAAGATTTATTAGATTCTGTAAATCTGCTGGTCAAGATCGTGGACAAGAGCATACCATTCAACAGCAAATTGAGGAAGAACTGGATACGCAAATTGAACTCTCGCAGAACACTCCTGGCTCACGAGTTACGGGTAAGATGCTCATCCACGAATACCTCCGATGGACTCCCAAAGTTCAAAATCGGCAAGAGATAGGCGCGTACTCTGAGGAGTACGCACTCTGGATAATGAGAAATAGGGGAATGAAGGAATACAAGTCCTATATTGATTCATTTGCTCCGCAGGAGCAAGAGACAAATATACCACGACTCCAAATCTTCGAGAATACATGTCCAATTCTTATTGATGCCATTAAGGCTTGTAGTTACGATAAGCCGAAAAACAACAAACCTGCCGAAGATATAGCAGAGTTTGAAGGTGATGACCCGATAGATGGACTGAGATATTTGGTAGATGCTGCCGAATCGTTGTTTGATGAAGCTAATGTTGAGTTCAAGCGCGTGCAAGCACAGCAAGCACTCACAGACAAGCTAGAATCAAGCCAGGATTGGACTGCATTCTACCGTAACGCTGCAAAGATGGAGTCGGACGAGGCTGCAATGTATCGTCCTGTAGCTCGTTATCGCCATTAGGAGTAAGAATGCCTCCTCCTGATGAGTGGCCGAAATATGTTCCATCTGGACTATCACCGTGGTTCTCACGGGAGAGAGTACAGAACTTATTGGATGATGTATTAAGGAATAAGAATTTACTTCCCACATTAGATATATGGCATAAACTATCAGGAACTAATCCTCCGCTGAAAACTCCCAATGTTTATCAGGGAGAAGGCGGAAATAATCCATCTCAAGTCAGTGCAATATTTTCCGCATTGGAAAAATATCCTGAAGTTGCAAGTCATGTTAGAACTATCTATACTGGAAATGATAAATATATGGATCCTGATACATATGGTCTAAATCATCCTGCACTAGGCAGAATAGATTTAAGGGGAGTTAATCCAAATACTGGTAAACCATTTAGTACTGAATATAATATGAATGTTATTGCTCATGAATTATCTCATAGTGCAGGGATACGTGACTTTAGTGGTAAACCAAATGCATATGATGTTGGTGGTTTAGCTGGATTACTTGCTCCCGAACGTGGAGATATTCATTTGTTTGATGAAGCGTGGGATAAATCTCCCGAGGCAAGCAGATGGACTTATAATCCACCGCCTCCGCTTCCATACGATGAAAAATATGATTTTGATACTAGATTTCCGTATCAGGAAAAATCAACAGGAATTGGACCGTCACGTAAGTTTAAGCCGGCTTTTTAATCATGATTATCTCAGAATTGCTCAGAAAGTGGTTCGGGCTTGTCGCTCCATCATGTAGTACGTGCGAGGTTTTGCGCGAACAACTTGCACACAGCGAGAACGAACGACGCAACTTACTGGACCGACTCTTGACGAAGGACAGGCCCGAAGCACCTCCTGAGAAGGAAGAACTCGAACCACTTAAAACTACAAACTATGTGCCTTGGCATGTGAGACAGCAGATGATGGAAGCTGAAGATAGACAAAAGGCTAGACTAATGAAAGATAGGGCTAAAGAAATCGAGGACTTGGAGAAGGAACTCGGTATCGGGAGTACGGAAGATGCCAGCAAAGTCTCCTAGACAATACAGATTCATGGCTGCAATCGCTAATGGTGAGACTCCCAGGAAGGGAATTGGACCATCAGTTGAAGTAGCCAAAGAGTTTGTGCGTAAAACTCCCCACGCACTTCGGAAACAGTGGTCGCGTAGAGGAGATAAGTGATGGATCTCATCCTTCTCGTGCTAGTCGTCGCACTCATCGGTTTCGCTGTGTGGGTAATCACCACTAAAGTACCCATGCCCACGGGATGGCCTATCGCAATTCAAGTCATTGCACTAATCATCGTCATTCTCTATCTTCTCAGTAGATTCAGTGGCGGCTTGCCGAACATTCTTCCTGGGAGATAACCAATGGGATTCTGGAGCGGACTTAAAAACATTGCACTAAAAGCCGCACCAATCGCAGCGGCATTCATTCCAGGAGTGGGGCCACTTGCAAGTATGGCTATTTCTGGTGCTGCTAATGCTGCATCTAAGAAACTATCAGGAGGCAGTTGGAAAGATGCTGCAATCTCTGGTGGAATCGGTGCTGCTACAGGTGGCGCACTAAAGGGTGGATTGGGTCCATCCGGTTCAGTTCTCAATAAAATCACTGGTAAGGGAATAGGTAGTGTCCTTGCTCCTGGTGGTAAAACTGGTGCAATAATCAATAGTGCTAAAGACATTGTTGGTGGTATAGCTCAGGCTAAAGGAACCTCACAACCATCTAATACACGGACTGCACCTGCACCATCAGGAAATACTAGAACTGCACCGACTACAGGATTGGGACCATCAATGAACGCATTCGGTAATGCACTAACTGGTGGTAGTAGAGGTGCGGTGAAGGACCAGGGATTCCGTAAGGGATACGATGTGAACGTCCTCAATCCAGACACAGAGGATGAAGAAGGTAATACAGTTCCGGGCACGACTACTACACTCAGAATGCCGAAGATTACTTCATCCTACGCAGGATACCAGAGAAAGCAGAATCAGCCTAATCGTGCTCAGGGTAGAGGACAGAACAGTGCCTCATACTGATAAAGAACTCTCAGAAGAATTAAAGACGGCTCTAAAGTGCATCATCGACCACTTCGATGATGAGGATAGAGCTGTCCGTGATAGGCAGATTCGTGTATGGCGTAAACTCAAGTTGGCATGGGAGAACATTCATCATGTCTATTTCAGTGAAATCGCACATGACTGGCGCATACCAGACTCTCAGAGAGCAGGTGAAGATACTGACCAAGGTTACTACGACAAACCAGTCAACATTCAACGGGCCTACCTGGAGTCAATCATTGCTGCTCTCAGTGTTAATGTTCCTCCTATCGTCTGTTATCCTGACGATGCAGAGAATCCTCTCGACAGACTGACGGCAACTGCTGGCGATAAGATTTCTACACTCCTTTTCAGGCATAATAATGCCAATATTCTTTGGCTTCGTTCTCTCTTTATCTATTGCACTGAAGGACTGATTGCATGTTACACCTATCCTAAGCGCGATGCGTCTTATGGAACTTACAAAGAGAATAAATATGAGACATACAATGAACTTCATGAGATGTCAATCTGCCCACTCTGTCAGGCTAATATGGGAGATAAGCTAATCACACAGAAACAGGAAGATAAAGCTAATCCTGGAGATGAAGATGCTCTTGTGAATGACTTGATTGAAAATCGAGAGATGGATATCTGTCCACAATGTGCTCAGATGGTCATGCCTGATATTCAGGAACAGAGCATGCCCATCACGAAACTCATTGAGACTAAGAATGAACCGAAATCTCGCGTATGCATGGAGGTATTTGGTGGACTGAATGTGAAAGTTCCCGTGTGGGCGCGTAATCAGAAGGATTGTCCTTATCTCATCTACTCATATGAAACTCACTTTTCAAATGTCATGGAGGAATATCCTGAATTGAGGGATAAAATCCAGAAAGGCTCATCCAACTACGACCTCTATGAACAATGGGGGCGTACTTCGCCTCAGTATAGAGGGGAGCATCCAACTAATAACGTCACCGCTAGAAAAGCATGGCTCAGACCAGCCAGCTTTAATATCGTTGACCAGGAAATGACGGATGAACTGCGTAAGAACTTTCCAGATGGAGTCAAAGTTGTCGTTGTGAATGATGAAGTGTGCCATGCTGAGAATGGTTCACTTGATGATTGCTGGACGATAACTCAGAATCCCCTCTCAGACTATCTACACTTCGACCCAATCGGTGTATTGCTGAATCCAATTCAGGATATCACTAATGATTTGGTCTCACTAACCGTTCAGACTATCGAACATGGCATCCCACAGACATTTGCTGACCCGAAAGTAGTTAATTTCAAGGCATATCGTGAATCTGAGGCAATTCCAGGTGGAATCTATCCTGCTACGCCCAGGAGTGGCAAGAATGTAGGAGATGGCTTCTATGAAGTCAAAACTGCCACACTTAGTCAAGAAGTATTGCCGTTCGCGCAGAAAATACAAGAAATGGGCCAGTTGGTATCTGGCGCTCTCCCATCACTTTTCGGAGGACAAGTATCGGGTAGTAGAACAGCTAGTGAATACTCGATGAGTAGGGCGCAAGCACTCCAGAGACTCCAGACTTCATGGAAGATGCTCCTAATTTGGTGGAAAGACATCTTTGGAAAGGCAATTCCTCTCTACATTAAAGAGATGAGAGATGATGAAAAGCAGGTACAGAAGGATAAGTTCGGTAATTTCGTGAATGTGTTCATTCGTCGGTCTGAACTAGAGGGTAGAATAGGCTCAATCGAACTAGAAGGTAATGAAAATCTACCAATTACTTGGAATCAGCAGAAAGACACTATCATGGAATTGTTCAAACTCGGTAATGATGCAATTACATCGACCATTCTCAATCCAGACAATATTCCATACGTTAAAGGAGCTATCGGACTAACTGATTATGTCATTCCAGGTGAGGATGATAGACAAAAACAGTATGAAGAAATCCAGTTATTGGTGAACTCTGAACCAATAATGATGCCGCCTGACCCAATGGCTATGCAGCAGGCGATGATGATGGGTATGCCTCCTCCACCGCCTGTGGAGTTACCCAGTATTGAGATAGATTCCGACGTAGATGACCATCAAGTAGAGGCTGATATCTGTCGGCGCTGGTTAGTTAGTGCAGCAGGACGCCTCTGTAAGATGGAAAATCCGTTGGGATACAAAAATGTGCTACTTCACATGAAGATGCACAACGATTTCATGAAAATGATGGCGATGCAACAGGCTCAAGAACAAATGATGATGGCACCGCCACCACCACCGCCGGGACCAGGACCGGATACTGCAAAACCACCAGTACCTAATGCAGGGGTACCAATGACAGGAGAACAGAATGTCCCCACAATCCAATGAGCCAGTAGAGACTATTACACCTGAATCAACAGATGAAGGTAAAGAGACTTTTGAACTTCTCAATGAAGAAGAACCAGAAGAAACTCTCGATCTCACTGATACACCTAAGAAGTCAGGTGATAGCGGAGCTGACGAAACAGATAGACAAGGAGATGATGACGAAGAAGAACCAGATGAACTAAAGGAAATTGAAGAAGAACTAGAAGGTCCAAAAGAAGAAGATTTGGAGCTGATGACCCCTGTTAGACGCAGGGAGATTCTCGCAAAGTATCCGAAACTATTCAAAGACTTTCCATACCTGGAGAAGGCATACTATAGGGACCAGCAATTTACCGAAATCCTTCCTACAATTCAGGATGCTAAAGTAGCGGTCCACAAGGCTCAGATTCTAGACAATGTAGATAGAGATTTGTCGAATGGTGACATTCGTTCAGTTCTAGCGGCTGCTAAGAATGATGGGAATGGTGAGGCGTTTCTTAGAATTGCTGATAACTATCTACCTGCTCTACGCGCAGTTGATCAGCAGGCTTACTACCATGTACTAGGTAACGTAATCAAGGACACTATCATTACGATGGTCCGAGAGGGTAGAGCACTTGGAGAACAAGGTGCTCCCTTACAAGCAGCGGCGAATGTGTTGAACCAGTTCGTATTCGGTTCACAGAACTTTACGCCTCCACGGACACTAGCAAGACAGCCGCAGCCTGATGAAATTAACAGGCAGCAACAGATTCAGTATGAGGACCAGCAGCGTATCATGGGCGCGTTTGAAAGTACGCGTGAAACGCTGCAAACGAAGGCAGATAACGTGCTGAAAGCTACTATCGACCAGCACATAGACCCAAATCAGTCCATGACTGATTACGTAAGGGGTCATGCAACTCAGGAAGCTCACGCTATGCTCGAAGATTTGTTGAGCAGAGATACACGCTTCCGAGGACTCATCGATAGACTGTGGGAGAAAGCATTCCAGCAGGGCTTCGATAAGGAATCGTCAGACAGAATCAAATCAGCCTATCTCTCCAAAGCAAAAACGCTCTTGCCAAGCGTAATCAAAAAGGCACGTCAGAATGCTTTGAAGGGACTTGGGCGCAACGAACCTGAAACATCGACTCTACGGAGTCCAGTTAGTTCTGCACCACAATCGGGCCGTTCCACACCCCCTACTAGTGGAAAAATCAGGAAAGCATCGGACATTCCAAAAGGAATGTCTACACTAGACGTGCTGATGAAAGATTAGCACATGGGGGTAGTTCAATGGCTGTTGTTGAGCAACAAGTAGCAGCCACCGAGCTTGAACATGTAGTACCGAAGGTTCGGGTACTGTTTGAGCGTGACGACAAGTTTTACGCGAACATCAAGAAGCGGGATGTGGAGAAGATTTCACACCGCCAAATGCGTGTTCCGCTAGAACTGCGTCCGGGTGGAGCATTCGGGTACTTCAATCCTGATGGTGGAGACCTTGGACGTGGTGATGGTCCTACCTTCGATAAGGCCGTACTTAATTCAGTGTTCCTCAATGAGGGCATTGAATACACCAAGCTGACCCAGTGGGCAACTGATGATGCGCGTAAAGCCATTATCAACTCTGTCCGCCGTCTTACTGCAACTGCACTCGATGAAATGCGTAGGCAGTTGGACAGTCAGATGATGCAGGTTGGGGATGGTGTGATTGGCGTAGTCACTACTGATACGCCAGCAGGCGGCTCCAACGTAATCACACTGACTACTGACGGCTTCGGAGCGAGACTCATGCGCTTCGGTCAGACAGTACAGGTGTGGGATGCTGCTCTTGCCATCAAGCGTGGTGAGGGTAAGATTACAGCACATGACGTGGAGAATAAGACCATCAGCATTACTCCACAGATTGCTGCTGTAGCACCTACAGACAAGATTGTGACTGCTGGACTTGCTGCACCAGCATCACTACCTGGTCTGTTTGGTGTTCCGTACCATCATTCCAATGCTAGTGCAGGGACATGGTTGGGATTCTCTCGCAGTACTACGCCAGAGATTCGTGCAAATCGTGTCAATGCAGGAGGCGCTGGATTGACACTCCCGCTACCTCGTCTTGCAATGAACAAGATTGGTAATCGCGTGGGACAGGACAATACGTTCAATCCCCGTGCGTGGCTCCATCCTTGTCAGATGCAGGCATACGAGGAAATCGGTCAGCTTGTATCCATTATTCAGAAAACTCCTAAAGAGGAGTCTCTGAATATGTACTTTGGCAGCAATATGCAGCTCGCAGGTGCATCAGCTACGCCATCGTTCTCATGGGACAAGACTCGTATCGACTTCGTTGTGGATGAAGTGTGGGGACGCGCAGAAATCCTCCCCATCGGATTCTACACAACGGATGGACGTAAGATTTTCGAGATTCGCGGGCCGTCTGGTGGCGTAGCGACTGCGGAAGTCTTTTACATGGTTGTGGGTATGCAGGTGTTCGTGAATAATCCTGCTGCTTGCAGCTACATCGACCAGTTGGCAGTCCCCATCGGTTACTAGGATAGGAGAAGAACATGCCGATTCCTGATTCTGATTGGGCAAAGCTGACTCCATTCGGTGCAACTCCGATAACTATGGCTAGTGCAGCTACTATCGCACCAAGCACTGGTTATACGGTTCTGACTGGTAATACGGCGGTGGTGAATATCACACCGCCTATTAACGGTCCTCACATGCTGATGATTGAGTTCGCTGGTACAGCCGGTGTTACGGCTGCGGGTAACATTAAGAGTGCGACGGCATCAGTAGCCGGTCAAATCATGTTGCTCGTATGGAACACAGCCATTCAGAAGTACGTCCCTGTTGGTTAAGTCATCTCGTAATGGATGGTGGAGGTAGAGATGATTCCTGGTTCAACGAGTAAGACCTCAGAGAGTACAGTAGCCAGTGCTGGCACCATATACGCGAAATCGGATGTGGTGAAAGTTACTGGTACTACCCAAGTCAATACCATCGTACCGAACTTTGGTGGTGGTTTTGGCGGCTTTCTGATTCTGGTGGCAACTGACGGAGCTGTGACACTTGGAACCTCTGGAAATATCTTGGTTGGCATTTCAGCTACCCAGAACAGAGCTGTGTTCATGGTTTACGTGCGCTCCCTTGGCAAGTGGGTAATCGGCCTGTAGGCTGGTGGGGGTAGGGCTAATAACTCTACCCCCTTTTTGAACAATGGAATCAATAGAAACACTTAATGAAAGACTATCAGAGCATTTCGGGCATGATTCTGATACTAATGACCCAATCTTCCGTATCGTATGGTCGGAAGAACAGTTTGAAAAGAGACTTGTATCGTATACTGATTCAGGAATACAACTGCTATTTCCCGAAGTGCGGAAAGTTAAGAAGTACCCGTATATCAGACACTTATACGTCCTCGAACGGCTAGTTCTAGTTCCTGAAGATGACAGAAATGAACTAGCAGGGCTGAAAAAGAGTTACGAGCCTATTTGGACATACTGTGATGGCGAGCGGAATCCAGTACCGCCAATTTGGACTGCAACTAAGTTCGTGGTTGATACGCTATACGCCGCACTTGGTAAGACTAGTATGGCTAATTACGTCGAAGATACTTCTCAAGAGGAACAGGAACGCCGAATAGCTAAGTTACATGATGAGTTATTCGGTAATGAGACAGAAACAACCGACGCACTCCGATATAGAGAAGGTATCGTAGTACCGTCCAGTTACGGAGATAAACAATGAGTGTCACAGCAGAGTTCCCAGGAATGACAGCACTTAATCGGCGTGCAATCAGAGCACCCGTGAATCCAATGGATAAGGCTACGGTCGTATCCATTCTACCCAAGCCAATCTATGAGAGAAAGCCAACTGTTCAGCCCGGAATCTTTCAACTTGAAGCAGGTTCATTCGATAAACCAGCAGTTCTAGTAGTAGGAACAAGCAGTTGGTGGAGAGAGATTGATGAGAACCAACCTTTACTCGAAATCCCGGTCAGCAGCATCCAAATCGCTGATTCAATCGTTAAAGACTACTGTAACGGCTTGCTGGCCTGTGACATGGCGGCTAGTATGCCTGGTCTATTTTACCTACCTGGAGATTATACTGTTGACAAAATAAAGAAAGACCATCCAACTCTTCTTATCAATGCTCAGACTAAGCAGAAATCATGGTTCCTTGCGCTAGTTAAAGTCGCTGATATTCTGTGGGCGAGAAGTAATGGAAATCCGCTGTCAATCAGTGATGATGCGCGTATGGCGTGTAGGGAACTGAACATTACCAACAAACCGTGGTTGGGTGATATTCAGACTGCTGAGTTGGTGAGATGCGTGGCGTGTGGAAATCTACGCAATCCTGCATTCCCAATCTGTGCAGTCTGTAAAGCTATCGCTGACCCAGAACTCGCTAAGAAGCTCGGACTCACGTTTGCCCAGTAGGAGAGAATCATGCCCCATTCAGTAACCATCACGGGTAAGACTGGACCTGACCGCGCTATTACGGCTGCGGTTATCAATGATGTTCAGCGAGTTGACTTTCAGCTTGCTGATAATCGTTTGCAAGTTCACCGCGTATCCTCACAGCCAGTAGCAGAGTTCGACCTCAAGACTGTTACTACTGTTACCTTCGCCATCTCGGGTGGTAATTACACCATCACTGTGAGCTAGGAGGAACCATGACTGTCAAAGCAGAACCTCTCAAGGAAGTAAAGCTAGAGGAAAAAGGTCCACAGCAGCCTGAGCCTGTAGATAAGGCAGAGAAGGAAAAGAGGGAAAAGAGGAAGAAGGAAAAGGAAGAAATCCACAAGAAGCTGGAAGAAAAGCTGGCAGAACACGGTGGAAGGGAATCAGATATTCCCATGAATAGCGATTACTGGCAGTTGCTGAACAGTTATCGCTCTGAGTAGGGAGGAAAGTAATGTCAACGACTTCATTAACAGCCGGTGAGGTAATGGACCGTTCAGCGGTGTTAATGAACGACCCCGCTAAGACGGACTATACTTACACAGTTCAGTTGCCATATCTTAACATGGCGATTGACGAACTGATTGAAGCTCTACAAGAAACTAATTCATCTCCTACCAACATGACTTCTGCTGTAATCACGGTTCCTGTAGGAACCAATAAAATCACTCCCACTGAGAATGCAGCAGGTCCGCACTATCCCATCGATTTGGTTGAGCTGCAAGAAGTATCCGAAAGGGCTAGTTCTAATGAGGGATTCATTCCTCTCATTAGACGAGACTTCGTAACTTCATTTCCAGCAACTCAATCTCTCCTGTATTGGGCATGGGAGGATCAATGTATCAAGTTTAATCCTTCAGGTGCTACATCACCAAGAGAGATTGAACTGAAGTATGTTAGACAGGCTATTCAACAGGCCGCAACTGAAGCAGCAGTAATCGGAACCATCAATACGCGCTCATACTTGGCATTCAAGACAGCCGCACTCTGCACTCAATTCATCGGAGAGAATGAAACTAGAGCTGCTCTACTCGATGGAAAGGCAGAAATCGCACTAGACAAGCTAATCACAATCAACAATAAGGGCCGGCAGGAGATAGTAACACGTCATAGGCCATTCAGGGCTGGCTGGAAACTTCGCGGGGGCATCTACTAATGGCAACCGTAAGGGACCATAAACCTCTAGTAATTGAAAACTTCGATGGATGGTGGAATAGGGGCGACCCTGAATCTGCCCCTAGTGGTCATTTCATCCAAGCTGATAATATTCAATATTTTCATTCAGGAGTAGAGACTCGGGATGGACTAGTTGGTTACATTACTGACCCATTTCCACCCTTAAAGGTGTTGAGGGTCTATAATTATGTTACAATGAAGGGTCATAGTCTCATTGTGTTGACTGTAGGTGGAAAAATCTGGCATATTGAGGATAGAAATCTTTTACCAGCTAATCCAATTCTAACTATTCCCGCGATGGAAGATTTCGGGTTCGTTGCAATCAATGGGCGGGCCTACATCACCCCATTCAAGACTTATACGGACTCTACGGGAACTAAATATTCTCTTGGACTCAAGAATGAGTTTCTCTATGTCTACAAAGGGGACCAATCACAAGCTAGGAAGGCTGGTGGATTACCCCCAATGGTAGCTGATACTAATGGTCAACTAGGTGTTCAAAATGATGTAGGAGGACTAACAGATGAGGGACTTCATTATCTAGCCGTAGTATATGAGACTGATACAGGCTTTATGACTGCACCCGGACCTCTGATTCAGGGAACTAACGTACCAGCATTCGGTCATTTGGAGTTCGATGGACTACATAAGATTCTAGTCAGTAATATTCCACTTGGACCTCTTGAACAACCTGGAGGTTTTCCATCTCGTGTGAGAAGGCGTCACATAGTTTCGACTAAGGCAATCCTAGACTTCAATGGAGATCCACTAGGATATCAATTCTTTTTCGTTCCAGGTGGAATGATTGATGATAACTTCATTCAGAGTAAAGTAATAGAGTATTTCGATATAGATCTGGTTTCAGATGCTTCACATCTCATCGATAACTTCTCAGAGATTCCAGCAGGGGTGAATGTCAATACTTATCACTCCCGACTAATCATCGTTGGTGAGTTTGGACTGAGTGGTCCACCTGATACTACAGAAAATACATTAACAGGACTACCAGTTGGAGTAACTGATAACCGTTCAATCGCTAGAGTATCACATCCGGGTGAACCTGAAGCATTTAGTAAGATTGATGGGCTAATTATAGCTCCACTAGACGGGAATCCTCTCACGAATGTGCAGGAGTTCAGGGATATTCTCTACCTATTCAAGAAAACACGCACTTTCGCATACTCGGACAACAATGATGTGCCGGCATCATGGCACGAAGAAGTATTGGACCAGGGAATAGGTGCTCCAGTCCATGGAATTGCAACAGTTCTCGACACAGGTGGTGTGAATATCGACTTTTTGGTAATCATCGACTGGTCAGGACTGATGTTATTCAATGGAACGTATGCTCAACCTGAACTAACCTTCAAAATAGAGGACTTTTGGCGTGGTTTGGACCGAAATGAGTTCCATAACATGCAAATAGTCAACGATTCAATCAATAAGAAGATATGGATTTCACTCCCAGAGCCTCATCGGAAGGAAATGCTTCATGCTAACTACCAAAATGGCATGGCCGGGAATACTGTAAGATGGGCAAGGTGGATATTCGACATTAAAGCATTTACTATCGCACTAATTGAGACTGATAGACTGGTAATTGGTACGCCAGGACCGGAGTTCTAAATGGCTATCAAAACCTTTGCAGGTGTGGCAGAGTTTGAGTTTAGGAATACTGGACGAGAAGCTGCTAATCCACCAGTAGTCTTTTCTGATATCTGGTATAATCAGGATTTTGCCGTTTCCTTCTGGGTTTACTGCCAAGACCATACTGATATCACACTTTTTGAATACATGAGTCGATTTGGAATGGGTATCAAGTTCATGGCTATAAATGGAGCTTGGTATCTAGTGCAAACTTTCGGTGGAAGTCAAGCGGGACCAGCTCTCTTTGTCTCAGGTATAGCGATTCCTCACTGGCAAGTATTCGTTATAAGAAAGAATGGACTAAACTTTGAAGTGTGGGGAGCCGGAGAAAGTGTTCCAGGCGACCCAAGTAGTCCTCTCGTATTGACTCTAGCTGGAACTTTACCATTTGCGGGTAATAGTGACTTATTCCTGAGATGCGTTATCAGATGTTCTCCAGTGCATTCAATCTGCAATTTCAAAGTGTGGAATCGTGCTATCACATCAACTGAGATACAACAAGCACCTAATCAATGGCTTGAGAATGTTGGTATACCTCCAGTCTGGGCATGTACCATGCGAACACGAACAGATACCGCAAGTATCTGTCAGCCTTACACTTCTACGGACTGGGAGGCAGGACACGATTGGACTTCAAAAGTTGATAGAAGTGCTTTTGATAAGATACGTGACCCTGTGTGGCTAGAGACTCAACCCTGTAATGCATGGATTTATCCCGTATTCAAGGGGCCAACTATCATATCCGTCAATCCTGGTACTTCACCAGCAGTTCCGACGGTGTATAAATCTACTCAATTCTATGAATTTGAAGATGTAGGACAGTTTCCACAAGCTGCTACAGTACCCTTCTGGAGTGCAAAATACTATGCACTTCCTTCTTCATCTGTTGGGGGTGGATTAGGTGCAACTGATAGTTGGGGACTATATATAGACCATAATGGAGTTGAACAGGGTGCTGCCGGTAATTCTCTTAATCGATTTGGACTTAAAACAGGAGTAGCACTTCCAGCCGCGGCCACTCCAGAACTACTGTATGCGTGGCAATATGGTGGTCAGTTTACTTATCCTGGTCAAGTTCCAGCAGTTCCAACTGCTCAGGCTAATCTCAGTAATATTCTACTCTTTGTTACCTTTGCAGGTATTACTACGGGACTACCCGGTCAGACTGTAGAGGCATTTGCTGGACTCTTTGCAATAGACAAGGGTGGCCCTGTTGCTGATAAGTATAATAAGGGTAAGGTAGTTAAGATTCCAGACCCAACCATCCGAACAGCCTTCATAGGTGAGTAGAGATGCCTGTAGGTGCCGTATTATCAGAGCGTAGTTCTGGTGAGCTAGTAACTCACTTCGCATCTCTCCGTGTCAGAGTAGATGGAAGGGGTGATTTGCGCCTATCTGTGTATTCTCTTGGGGATATCCGCTCAAAACTAATGATTCCTATCACTATGAATGATAAGAACCGATTCTCTCCAACTCGTATAGTCAACTTCGTAGAACAGCGCGCATCATTCGAGCTGAAAACTACTGAGAGATTCGAGAAGTTCAGGATTAACCGTATCGTAATCTTCACTAAGCAACTCTACACGTCGTATCCGGGTAACTAGAATGCCATTCAGACCATCTAGGAACCTACCGGAGTTCGCTGACCTGAAGGGTATTCTTGCCCAATCTAAAGATACTGATAATGCACTCTATCAAACTATTCAGGAGATTATTGAACGACTCACTCCGATTCTTGGCTCTCTAAAAGAGAGAATAAGTGCTGTTGAAGCAGGTGGCGGAGGTGGTGGAGGTACTACTCCGCCGGGACCGCCAGGAATGGACCTAGACTATCTAGGAGATTTCGTATCAGGCCCAGTTTATAATGATGGAGACATCGTTGTAGGTGCAGACGGCATCCTCTACATGTGCGTAAAGGATGGTACAGTTACACCTCCTGAGCCATTTCCAACTACTCCACCGGGACCACATCATACTACGCATGAGACAGGTGGAGCCGATGCTATTACTCAACTAGCTGCCTCAGTAATTAACTCTGGAGTACTATCAGATGCTAGACTAAGTGGTAACGTCGCACTCAGAAACATCAATAATAACTTCTCAGTGGGTCAGACCATCAATGGTGGACTTGCCGTAGCAGGTGCTATTGGTGAGCGAGGTAGACCAGTACCGCTAGGAGAGTGGGCAACATACACTCCAGCATGGATTTCAACTGGAACTGCTCCAGCAATCGGTAATGGAGTACTGACTGGAAGGTATACTCTCGTAGGTAAGACTTGTCACTTCAAGATTTCTCTCGTAGCTAACACTACGACTACGTTCGGAACAGGACAATACTTCTTTGGACTGCCAGTAGCGGGTGCTAATCCTGGATTTAACCTGGTATTACTCGGAAATGCATATACCCTGACCGGAGGAGCCAATTATAGAACAGATGGAGCTATCTATACGAATGATTTCAGCAATGTTTCGATACTTTTCACCGGATTCAACACTGTCATATCCAACACTTATCCAGCAACCTTCGCAAATGGAGACTTAATCCGTCTTGCAGGTTCTTACGAGACTACATAATGGCAACTCCTAATCCTGCAACTACGGAATGGGTTCCAATCTGGCAACCTGCTGGAGTAATAGCAGGTGGAGGTTCTGGTGGTGGAGGTCCGCATCACATTACTCATGAAACTGGTGGTACTGATGCTGTCGTTAATCTATCTGGCGGTGTTATTACGTCAGGAACGGTAGTTGATGCTCGTCTCTCATCTAACGTAGTCCTTGCTGACAAACAGAACTCATTTGTTGCAAGTCCACAGAATATTGTAGCTCCAGTTCCTCTCATAGCCTTTTGGGATTTGGCTGCTGGAGTGAATAATCAAGTAAGTAGAATATTTGGAGGTAGTAATAACTTCTATATTCAGCATGTGGCAAATGATTTGAATACTCAACAGGCATATTGGGAGTTCAGAAGGAGTGATGGTGCATTTACTTCTCCGGGCGGACTAGGTGGTACTCCTCTTAATGCTTCAAATCTGATTACAGGAATAGTTGCTACACCAAGATTGGGAAGTGGAGTAGCTAATTCTAATACATTCCTTAGAGGGGACCAGACTTGGCAGCCTATACCCGGTAGTCTACCTTCAGGACTAATTGCAATGTTCGCTAGTAATTGTCCACCAGGATGGACTAGAGTATCAGGTATGGATGGTAGATTTCCACGAGGTGCTACCAGCTTTGGAGCAACTGGTGGAAGTGCTACTCACTCACATGATGTATCAGGTTCTACTGGTCAGGCAGGGGCGCACTTACACTCATTCTCTGGGTCAGGCTCATTCAGCGGAGATACAGGAGTCGTGAATAACGCAACTCCAATCGGAGTAAACAGGAGTGGACCTGATGCGATGCTATTTCTTCCGCACTCTCATCCATTCTCAGGAAGTGTGAGTATCAGTGGGGATACAAGTGGGGTCGGGGACCATACGCATCCTCTCAATATGAACAGGACTGATGATGCACCGAATCTTCCACCTTACGTTGACGTGGTTTATTGCATGAAGGACTGACGATGCGAACACTAGTGTTTACAGACGATGAACAGGGTAGGAAGTTCTTCGAGTATATGTTCCGGGGTCTCATTATTGGTGGGAACCAGAATGGACAGAAGGGACTATCGATACTAAAGCGTGAAATAAGTCTACTAGACAAGCTAGAGGAGATTAGTGAACCCTGTGAATGTGGCCGACTAGTACCAGGGACTAAAGAACCTGACCGCGAACTGCGTGAAGGTGGTTCTACAGTAGATATTGATGAACAACAGTATGACTTACTCTACCAATATGTCAGCTCTGTGCCGTGGTCGATTGGGGAGTCTAGTCGAGGTGCTATTAAGGCACTAGATAGACTGCAAAAGGGTAAGTTCCACGAATCTTTAATGCCGAAACAGGGGTAAATCATGGCAGCTACTCAGGGGTCATGGGGCGGCGCTCAGAACGTAAGGAATGAGATAGACTACCAGAAGAATCGGTATGAGAGTCAGCAGGGTCCACTTGCTAACTCTATGGCCTATAACTATGGCCGTGGAACAGAAGCGGACTACGGTAATTATACCGATTTGATGAACAACTATCGGTCCATCTACTCAGGTGGTGGTAATACTGCCGGTGGGGGAGGAGATGGTGGCGGCGGTGGGGGTGGTGGATACAATGCCTACACTGTCAATCCTGAGAGAGTAAGTGCTCAGCAGGCAAGTGTAGAAAGAGCTGCTGCTGCACGTAAGCTAGGTCCACTGGAGAGAGTTCAGCAATCTAATCCATTCCAGTCTTACGCGGGATATCAGAACTTCTCGCAGACTGGTGGATACAGTCCTCAAGATATCGCTAATATGCGTGCTCGTGGGATGTCTCCCATTAGAACCGCGTATGGCAACGCTGAGAGGAACATAGCTCAGCAAAGGTCACTACAGGGTGGATACTCACCTAATGCTATCGCTGCTCAGGTCAAGATGGCTAGAGAGCAGGGACAGGGAATGGCTGATGCTGCTCAGAACGTAGAGGCAGGAATCGCTCAGAATCGTGCTACAAATAGACTGGCTGGACTTGGTGGAATGTCCAACATCGAACAGGCACAACTGAATGCTCAGATGCAGGGTGACATCTTCAATGCTCAACAGGCTAATCAGGGCCAGCAATTCGACATTACTAATGAGATGAACACTAATCAGTTCAATGCTGGTCAGGGTAATCAGGTAGGAATGTACAACGCAGGACAGGGTAATCAAGTCGGTATGTTTAATGCTGATTTGAACTTTAAGGGTCAGCAATACAATGCTGATGCTCAAGCGCGTGCTGAGGCAGCTAATAATGCTGCGGCTCAACAGGCAGCAGCTAGTAGAGCAGCGGCGGCAGCACAGAGCACTAACGATAGACTGAGAGCCCTTCAGGGAGCCTCACAGCTATACGGAACTACTCCAGGCATGAGTAATATGTTTGGAACTCAAGTCTCTAATATCGTTGGTCAAGGTGGTAACTTCGGTCAGAATATGGTAACTGCTACAAGTCAGGCTGAACAAATGCCTGGTAACTGGGATATGGCAATGAATAGAATAGGTCAAATCAGTAATGCGGCTGCTCCTTGGGTGGATTACCTCACTCAAGGAAGGGGACAACAACAACAACCTTCTTGGTATCAACCACCTCCACTACCTGTACAAGCTGGTGGTGGCTGGAATCCTAACCAATTTGCTCCACCTATCACTGGTTGGTGGAACAATAATAGTGGTAATACTCCTGGTTATGATGATCAATACTTTACCGGAGGCTAATCATGGCGCCATTCTCACAGATTCGTCTCCAGAACTTGTTCGATAGCATGCCTTCATATCAGAGTAATACTCCATATCAGGAGGGTAGTTATCCTCCTGACCAGGAGAATCCTGATGAGGGCTATACGTTCTTTGGTGATGCTGCTGGAACCATAGGTGGTAGTGGTGTAGGTAGCCAGCCTATGTCTCCGTCTAGTAGCATGGGTGCGGGGAGTCAATTCGCTCCTATCACACCAATACCTTCACCTCCTAGAAAAACACTAGCTGAGATGATGCAGGATGTGGACAAGCTCTACACTCCTGAAACTGAGGCAACTGATAAGTTCAATAGACTACTAAAGGACTTTCCACAGTATGAGAGGCCAAGTCTTGGACGCACACTCGTCGCATCAGGAATGGCATTAGGAGACAACGGACTGGAGAACTCACAGAAGTTCCTCAATGCTCCCTACATACGTGACGTGGCCGCATGGAAGGAATTGGCTGGACCTGCATACAATGCTGCAAATCTTGAAAGACAATCTAACGTCAATCAGCGCACACTAGCGAGCAATATGCTCACCGCTGATGCGGCCAATCGTAGAGCAGATGAAACTGAACGATACAATAGAGATAGAGTTGAAATATCCAGAATCAATGCACTTGCAAATCAGGCTAGAGCACAACAATGGGAGGTAAAAGTTGAAGATGGAATAGTAATAGCATATGATCCTAAGAATCCCCAGAGTATCAGGACTCTAGGTCGGATACCGGGTACAACAAGTGAAGCAGAAATGGCTGCGATAAGGGGACAATGGACTATTAACAATACTAGACAAGAAGGACAGAATCAGGCTACTAATCAGTCTGCACTTCCTACTAATCAGTTAAGGTCTCCTGATGGTAGAGTGTGGGAACCTGACCCTATTAGGGGTGGATACAAGGAAGTACCCTTCTGGGACCAAGCAGGTAAACGGGTTAATTTCGGTACTACCACTCCAGGTGCGGGTGGACCTGAAGCTGGAACTACTAGAATCCCAGTTCCGGGTTCTCCAGTAGGAGAACTAGAGAAAGGTCGTATTGAACAAACAGCAAGGGGAAATGCGTGGGAACAATATCCTGAAGTTAGAGAATGGATGACTAAGACTACGAGGAATGGTGCTCCAAGATATGATTGGGATCCAATGCCTCAAGTTAGTAAGGGATTCTTCGGAACTGGTTGGGGCGCAACAACTCAAGAACAAGTAGATAGCTATATTAGAGCTAGGAAAGCAGTTGAGCCTAACTGGCAACCTCCGCCGCCACCTGCTGCTATACCGAATCCAAGTCCAAGTGCGGGTAAAGGTCTTGCTCCCGGAACTATTCCTAACATTATTAGTGCTAATCCTGATGCACCGGAATCAGCATTCCCATCATTACCTGCTCCTGCTGCTCCCGGCGGTGGACCTGTATCACAGGCTGGTTCACCAGCATTTGGTAGTCCCGTTAACTCACAGGGTCGAGTGGTAGCTAGAAGGCAATATAATCAGGAACTTAATCAAACTCTCTTTACATTCACTGATGGTAGCCAAGTAGCTGTTCAGGGATTGGCAGAAAATCCTCCGGGGAGATAGTGATGCCTCCACAAAATGGTTGGGTGGACCTTCCTGTAATTCAACCAAACCAGAATCAGGGTGGTTGGGTAGACCTACCTGTTACTCCACAACAGCCTACCTATGGTAGTTTCGGTAGTGGTTATGTTGAACCACAATGGCAGGATATCGCACAGTTCGGCATGCGAATACCTACCGGAATTGCTAAAACTGCGATAGGACTAGGTAGAATTGGTGATGCCCTTACTGGTGGATACATCGGTAGAGGGCTAGAATCGATAGGTGGAGGCTTAGTAAATCAGGGAATAAATGACCTAGACGAATACTTGGCATCTTTCCAATCTGACGAATACAAACAGGCACAAGAGAGATTCGCCCAATCACGGGGAATCAGTGGTGGGTTCAATGCAATATGGGAGAATCCCGGTCTGGCAGTAATGGGAATGTTGGAGTCTGCCCCATACATTTATGGTGGTAGAGGTATTGCTAAGGGACTAACAGCACTAGCACCTGAAATAGCTCCTTGGTTGGCTGGTGCAGCGGGTGAAGGAATCATAAGTGCGGGTCAGGCAGCGGACCAAATACACCAATCAACTGGTGGATTAACTGCTGGTCAAGCTGGAATCGCACTTGGTTCAGGTGCTTTAACTACAGGTCTTGGAGCTGTAGGTGGTAAATTAGCAAATAGACTAGGCATTGGTGATATTGATGTGCCAGGTGGTCCTGTTGTTACAGGATGGAATAGAATCCCCGCAGCAGCGAAGGGATTCGTATCAGAAGGTCTACTTGAAGAAGCACCTCAATCATTCCAAGAGCAGGCGGCTCAGAACTGGGCTACAGGTAAACCTATACTAGAAGGTACTGGTCCTGCTACCACAATGGGCACCATCACTGGTGGCCTAATGGGTGCTGGTCCATCCATGTTTGGTGGAGGTCATCCTGCTAGTCAACAACAAACTATAGGTCCAGATGATGCAGACATGCTTCGTCGTAGAGCTATGGCTGCTCTACAACAGGGTTATGAAGCAAAGATGTTTGAACTAACACAGGATGAATACAGAGCTACGCAAGCTGGTGATTGGGCTAGAGCATCTGAACTAATTGACCAGCAAGCTCAACTACGTTATCATTATCAGCAGGCTAGGGATAGCTGGACTGCTCCACCTCCTCCACATCCACCAGCTACTCCACAGACATTTCCAGGCTCTCAGCCGCCTGATGTAGATTATGGTACTGGTTCATTCCCCACTATGGGTGGCCCAGTTCCTATGTCTCAGGCTGAGCCACTTCAGCCTCC